CAAGGTTGCAATGTGGGTTGCGGTGTTGGGGCATTTGATTTCCACCAAACCATCACCCGCCAAGCCATCAGGAGACGCACCAGACATCGTTATCCATGGGTGGTCTATGAACCCTACCTCAGATACCAAAATGTCCACCTTGGCCTCGTAAGCGGCTCGGGCAAATGGTTCAGTATCTGTGCCATGTTGCATTGCCGCATTACTAAAAGACTCTGCTGGCTTGCCCGTCATGCGTTCGCACACGAGCTGGGCCATGTAGTTATCCCTGCTGGTGCTGTAACCCGTCTTGGTCTTGGCGATGATGTCTGCAACCCTGCTGGCGGTGACCTTTCCGACCCTCAACTGATGCCAAGCATCAGTCCCTTGCTGAACTTTTTGAATATCCATTTAAAGTACCTCTTTTTAATCGTAAATGAGCAGCACCCCTAGAGATGCCAAATTTTGTTGCCACATCATTTATGTGAAAAACATCTTTGCCGTTTGTCACATATACCGAATTGCTTTTGTTTCTTTGCTGCTGTGTTTTGGTTGCCCATCGAACATTGTTTGGCTCATACCCTTTCAAGTTATCTATTCTGTCAATGGAATGCTGGGCAGATGGAGCAAGGCCAATGTGTTCAAAAAAAGCCTCAAAACTATTTGCCCATTCACTACAAATTAAAATTCCTTTGCCGCCATATCTATAAAAATCTTTTGATTCAACGTGAATACATCTAGCTTTCATTGCAGACCAAGTGGAATATTCTTTTGAATTTCTCATTCCATGAGTTTTTATTTTTTCTGCACTAGCTTTGATTGCACATTGTTTGCATTGATTTACTCGGTTATTTCGTACCCTTGTGGCAATATATTCAGATACATCACCACAAGAGCACTTACATAACCATTTGATATGCCCATCTTTAGACTTTGATTCAGATATAGAAATAAAAGACAAGTTCATAAAATCCTCTTGTGGTGGTTTACAAGCGGATTATAAACCATTACCTTTTGTGGCATTTTCCAATGCAGCCTTCTTTGCATCTTTTTTAGCAATCACTTTGGTCTGCCATGCTTGCTCGCCATTTGTGGCTTTATAAGCTGCTTTATAGGTTTCCTGAAGTTCTTTAAGTGTGGTGACTTCATCCATCGCAGCCAACAGGTCAGCAATCTTGTGTTCATCCACGGTGGACTTGATTTCGGTGCGGCGGCTGGCGCTGTTGCCATCGTCATCTTCAGGTGCTAACCCAGTTGCTGCAAGCAGGCTGTAGCGTCTTGCGTAAGTCAAGGCAGAACCATAACCCTGCGGGTCTTGCTTGGCGGCTGGAACATGAAGCAAACCGCACTCCATAACCTCGCCCGATTCGTGGACAAAAATTGTCTCCACCATCACCCCGTCTTTTGATTCGTAGGTACGCTGCATGAGACCGATGCCATTGGCATTTAAGGCATCAATCACAGCCTCAATGCAGTTTGATAGGTCAGCATACTTAGACCGAAAGTGTGGGTTTGTTGAAGTTTTAAGCGCGGGTCCGAATTGACGCTGTGCCTTAACAAATGCTGAAGCAATATTTTTTCCGATTGGTGTTTCCATGATTTTCCCTTAAAAAGTTTTGTTGTAGTACGCATTGATAACTTGACTGACACGCTGGCGACTTGGTGGTTCGTACCCAGCATAGATTGGCACTTGTTCTTCTAACCATTCCAGTTCATCTTTTGGGATGTCGTAGGTAATTTCGTTCTTGCCTTGAAAAACAAAAACATCAAAGAACCCGTCCAGTTCCCAGTCATCGCCAGCGCACCAAGTCCACTGGACTGTGACTTCGCCAACTGAGTCAATCCATTCGCTGAATTCGCCTTCTTCGTCGTCATACATAATTAAGCCCTCCAAATAAAAACGTCTAAAGCAACCACCACAAGGGCGGCAACGGATACAACCCAAAGGGCAACATTTGCCCAGTTGGTTGGCTTGGTGTACTTTTCAATTTCAAACATGGTTTTTCCTTTATGCAACTGGGGTTGTTTCAACAACGACAACCAAGCCGTAGGCTGTACCGCTTGTGGCGGTAAAGGTTGTCCATGTTTCTATGAATGTGCGGCTGCCCTCATTCCATGAGCGCAATGCAGTGTTGTCGGGTGCAGTTCCAATAATTTTGGAATTGGTGACTGGTGTAATGTTCATTGTGGTTTCCTCAAAGACCCCTTGCGAAATTGCTAGGGCATGACTGAATATTAACCTAGCTAAACTAAAATGTAAACAGGGCAAGTTAATTCCCCTTAACTTTAGTGGGGAATAGGCTTTTCCTAAGTAAGTGAGCTTAAAATGCCGAAATGACAAAAGAACAGTTTATTCAGTTGGCAGGCTCACAGCGTGAGCTTGCAAAGATGCTGGGCATCAGCCCTGCTGCGGTCTGTCAGTGGAAGGCAGTGCCACAAGCGCGGGTTTGGCAACTTAAATTATTGCGCCCAGATTGGTTTTTAGAGTAAAATTGCACCAAACACGGCTAGGGTAGCTCCCGAAAAGACGATTCTGATACCGTCCTGCCGCCAGTGTTTCAGTATCAGCAACCGACATCAGTAAGGTTAAATCGTGGCAACACTCACCCTCAAAAAGCCAAAACCCATTGGCGACACCCCCCTTGAAAATATAGCTTTGAAGTTTGTCGTTATGCGGCAAGCCAGATCAACTAAGTCGTTCAGGTTTACTTGTTATCAAGACTCATTTGATGCGGCATTAAAAGAAGCCACACGGCTTGCGAAAAACTGCCAGACCGAAAGATTCCTTGTTTTGCAAGTGCATGGCTTTGCAGACTGGCGGCCATGATGCACTACTACAAACGAAATCTTGGCGACTATGCAAAGAAAGCTGGTCGGCTAACTATGCTTCAGCACGGTTCGTACACGCTTCTAATTGATTCGTGCTATGACCGTGAAGTATTCCCCACATTAGAGCAAGCACTTGAATGGACTTGGGCATCAACAGAAGCAGAGGTTGAGGCTGTAAAGTTTGTTTTATCTAGGTTTTTCACGCTTGATAAAGATGGCTGCTATGTGCAAGACCGAATCCTGCAAGAGTTGCTTGAATACCATGCTAAGGCAGATACAAACAAACGAATCGCCATAGAAAGAGAAACGAAGCGTAGGGAAAAAAGCACGAACCGTGAACCAAGCGTTAACGAACCGCCACCTAACCATAAACCAATAACCAATAACCATAAACCAATAACCAATATAAATACAACGCCTGAAGGCGTTTCACAATCTGTTTGGCAAGACTTTGTTTCCCACCGAAAAGCCAATAAAGCCTCAATCACCCAAACTGCGATAACCCGAATTGCTAACGAGGCTGAAAAAGCAGGCTGGACACTTGAGCAAGCACTAAGTGAATGCGTTGCTAGGGGCTGGAAGGGTTTTAAGGCAGACTGGGTTGCTGATAAACAAACAAGCAATGGCTTGACAAAAACAGGGCAGCGCAATGCAACCGTGCTGCAAGGCTTAACTCGCGGATTACTTGGAGGGCAAAGCAATGTCAAATTACTCGCAAAATGATTGCACCCAAGACGAAGGGCTTGATTACATCTTTGGGCGCATGAGTGCAATTTACGGGGCAGCATTTTTGCGGCATTGGGAAGGGGTTGACCTCGAGCTGGTGCGGCAAGAATGGAAACAGCAGCTTGGCCGGTTTTTAACTTACCGACCCAGCATGGACTACGCCATTGACCGACTCAAGGGTGAATTCCCGCCAAGCGCAATTACTTTTCGAGAGTTTTGCAATGCAGGGCCAAACATACCGACAAATCAAGCCCAGCTTGAATACAAGCCAACCCCTGTTGACCCTGAAGTGGTTGCCGAGGCTAGACGAAAACTAAAAGAAATGAGGGCAAAATGGACGAACTAGAAAAACTTAGATGCTCAGTGCCTGGTTGTCAAAACCCTTGGTCGGTAAAGATTGAAGCCCCAAAATGTTCGAAGCACCAATGGTCTGACAAAAAGCCAGCCACCCAGCGGGATATTGCGGCGGCAACATTTATGCAGCCACCAGTCCAGCACTGGCAAGATAATGAGGTGTTTTGATGTATGAATCCAAACCCTTACTTGACAAAAGACGGGAAGGCCAAGAATTTAGCCTTGCTGACATCAACCGAGCGTTGCGAGATGCTGGAGACCTTGAGCCAGACCGAAGCGAGAG